CCATTACATATGGCAATACTATATGTGCAAACGAACATGAGCAACTTGCTGAATGGTTGGAAGAACTGAAGCAGTACCGAACAATCGGAACGGTGGAAGAATGCCGGGCGGCGATGGAACGTCAGAATCCGATAGCTGCTATTGCTGAAAAAGAAGATACTGGGACTACAAGATATATATGTCCGACATGTGGTATGTATATGGGGTGGTCAACTGGAATGTTTCCTGCTCGTTATTGCTGGAAATGTGGTCAGAAATTGGATTGGGGGTGTAAAGAATGATTGAAAGACTTAAGCCATGCCCGTTCTGCGGTGGAAAAGCAATGTTCTTAACCACTACAAATAAGTCATCACATTCGGCTGTTGGTGTAATGTTCAAAATCAAATGTATGAAATGCGGAACAGAACTTCCAAAAAGCTATGAATGTGAGATGTACATGGATCAGGAC